AGAGCTATGTACACATATCTTACCTATCAGGAGAGTGGAGTCTAAACATTACTCTCTTTGAAGGTGAGAAGGTCGTTAACCATAAAGTTATCTATAGAGATCGGCTACATGAGCTATTAGATGTAGCAGCTACTCTACAATTACAGATTGACAATGAAGATGAATTGCCATTAAAATTATACTTAAGGATGGGCGCATAATGAACTACCAAGCAGAAATAGAAAAACTCCTAAATAAAAATAAATTTTCTATATGTTTCCTAGTTCGCTTTGCATTGTCTTGTGCAAGAGATGTAGAAGAATACGATAAAACTAACAAGTCTAAAGAATGTAATGATATTACTCAGCTTTGGCTAAACGGAAAAACAACAGTACAAGAAATAAAAGCCGCCTCCGCCGCCTACGCCGCCTCCGCCACCGCCTCCGCCTCCGCCTCCTACGCCGCCTACGCCGCCAACGCCGCCGCCTACGCCGCCTACGCCGCCAACGCCGCCAACGCCGCCGCCTACGCCGCCGCCTACGCCGCCTACGCCTACGCCGCCGCCGCCGCCGCCTACGCCGCCTACGCCTACGCCGAAGATAGAAATAAATATAGTAAAAAGTATTATGATATTTTAATAGGAATGATTAATGATTTAACCGAAATACAAAAGGAGTTTATGTCATGAAATACCTAATCATAATGATGTTACTGCTAAGTGCTTGTAAAGGAAACTCAGGAGCTACTATTGTAGGACCTAAAGGCGATATCGGTCCTATTGGTGATACAGGCCCTGCAGGGATTAATGGAACTAACGGTAGTAACGGGACTAATGGTCAAGATGGTGCAGTAGGTCCTAAAGGAGCAGATGGTACTATCATTACACCAATCCAGTTCTGCCCTAATGTACATCCAGTCTACCCATCTACATTCCCTGAGTATGGAGTCTGTATTAATGGAAATATCTTTGCTGTATATTCTGCTAATGATGGGTTTCTAGCATTAATCCCGCCAGGAGTGTATAGTTCTAATGCAATTGGTAGTTCTTGTACCTTCACCGTATTAGCTAACTGTCAGATCCAATGAAGTTTAAAAAAGGCGATATCATTAGGAATACTTCATTTATACATCCAGATTATATGAGCCCTGTACCTCCAGGGCATTTATTCGTAGTATTAGGCGTAGAGAATAATGTATATTACCAATTAAATACGCCTGATCTAAGTTGGTTTATAGCTTATACTGATCCTTGCTTTAAGCTAGTCGAAAATCCAAGCGAACTACTAATAGAACTATTAACGCCAAATCGAATAGAATAGATATAGTACCTTAAAAGGACTTCTAGGCATGGTTAGGTATGAGATCCCCTCAAACCTTCCCCTCCGGCCTACCTAGAAGCCCACGGGTGAGACAAGCTATATGCCTCTGTCAGTAACCTAGGTAATGAGGGTATCTATATCGCTAATCGTAACTACGCGTCCGCAGGACGCATCTATTCAATGCACGTCAAGCCAGTTCTTCTTGATGTTAACTTCGTAGTTGACTCAGCAAATGGTAATGGCCTTGGGATTAGAAGCCTAAAAGGCCCAATGATTCAAGCAGTTTACATGCATACATCTGCTACTCCTGCTCCAGGTAATCCAAATCCAGCACCAGGCACTATTATAGTACAGTTAATGGATAACTTTAACCGTTCATTCTCTGGTTTTAACTCAATCGTAAGCCCAGTATCAGGTACTCCAATCGTCCCTACCGGTTCTAACCTAACTATCGGCGCTCCATACATTCTAGCCTCTGTAGGCGCTTTAACAGCAGCAGATGCTATCCTTCTTGGTATTCCACAAGGTCTTAAACCAGCAGCAGGTCTGTCTTTCATTGCACAAGCAACAGGCGTAGCTTCTGGTGGATCTAGCGTAGTAGAAGCAGCAGCTTCAGCAGGTTCTGGAGTAGCATCTATTGAAACTCTTGGTGATCCAAATCTGAGTATTGCTCCAAATGCTCTTTTAAATCAAGGCTTTGGTGCTCAGTTTATCCTTCAATGTAGAGGTTATGGCGGAGCAATTGCTGCTCCTGCAGATGGTTCTGTAATCTCTTTAGCCTTATACCTAAGTGATTCTTCTATTACAGTTCAGGGGGAGTAATGGCTAACCGAAATTATGCTAATGGCGGTAGGATTTACTCGCCTTTTGTCTCTCCAGTACTCCTTGATTGTAACTTCGTAGTAGATAGTACTAACGGAAATGGCTTTGGAGTCCGAAGTCTTAAAGGGCCTACTATTGCAAATGTATATATGCAATCTTCTGCACCTAACTCTAAAAACCCTTTAGTTCCTAGTGTTAACCCTCCAGTAAACTCTATTAACCTAGCAACTGCAGCTAACTTTGCTATTTTAGCAGCTTCTGCCATTACAGGTAGTACAGGTGCTGGTAGTGTAGTTACTGGAGATATGGGTATTTATCCAAATAACCTAACTTCTGTAACAAACTTCCCGCCTAGTGTAGACATTGGTACAATCCATGCAGCAGATGCAGCAGCACAGAATGGTCTTATTGATGCTACAGCAGCATTCGTAGCTATTAATGCTCTTGCTAGTGGTGCAACAGCCATCTCTTCTACATTAGATGGCCAGACACTAACACCTGGTAACTATAAAGAAGCTTCTGGTACATTCAACCTTGCTCAATCAGGTCCAGGAACTCTTACCTTTAATGGTCCTGGTACTTATAACATCATTGCTTCTAGTACACTTACTACAGGAGCAGGCGGACTTCCTACAATGGCCTTCTCTGGTGGAGCAAATGCTTCAAATACCTTTATTAACTGGGCAGTAGGCTCTTCAGCTACTATCAACTCTGGTGTATCTAGTGCAGGAGCAGTATTCTATGGAAACATCATTGCTCAAGCATCAGTTACTGCTACACAAGCAGGTACAATTGATGGTAGATTAGTTGGTTTGACTGGTGCAGTTACTCTTAGCGATACTAATGCTGTTAATAAGCCAATTCCAGCTGCTCCTTCTAGCCCTTCTGCAGGTGTAATCATAGTCCAGTTCCAGGATAACTTTAATAAGCTTTTAAAAGGCTTTAAATCTATTGTATCTCCTGCATCTGGAACATCACTATCTTCTACTATTGCTAACCAACCAATGATCATTACATCATTAGGATCTGCTACTCCTGCTCAATTCCAGGCAGTAGGACTTCCAAAAGGTATTACTCCAGCAGTAGGAGTATCATTCATTGCTTCTTCTTCTAGTCTAATCGGTGGTGGAGCATCAGTAATGCAGTCAGCATCTTCTGGTTCTGGTATTTTATCTATTGAAACAGTTGGGGACCCAAATGCGTCTATTGCTCCAGATCCTACTAAAAACCAGGGCTTTGGTGCTCAGCTTATTCTACAAGCACGTGATTACACTGGGGCTAATGCTGCTCCTGCTGATGGCTCTGTAATTAGCTTAGGCTTCTTATTTAGTAATAGCGGTGTCACCGTCAAAGGAGAGTAAGCCGTGTCTGGCGCTCCTTCCACGCCTAATAACATGTATGTCCAAACAGCTAACCAGCAAATCTTGGTTAGTTGGGACTTATCTGTAGGGGCGACATCATATATAATCCAGAGAAGTCTAGATAATGTAACCTTTTCTGTACTCGTTACTCTATCAGGCTCTCCACTTGCTACTCAATACATAGATACTACAGGAGTTTTAAATACCCAGTACTTCTATAAGGTTGCAGCATCTAATATATTAGGGACTAGTCCATATACTTCTCCACAGTCTGTAGTACCAGTAGCAGCTGGTGAGATGAGTCTTGGTAGGGTACGCCAGTTATCTCAAGAAAAAGCTGATAGGGTTAACTCTAACTTTGTAACGCTTCCTGAATGGAACTCGTTTATTAATCTAGCAATGTATGAACTATACGATTTACTCATTACAGTCTATGAAGACTACTACATCGGTACTCCAGTCCAGTTTACAGCAGATGGGCTTACATTCCTATATCCCCTTCCAAACGGATCTAATACCTTTATCAATAGCCTTAACCAGACTAGCTTTACACCTCCTGCCTTCTATAAGCTAATTGGTGTAGATTTAGCACTTAACTCTGCTTCAAACGCCTTTGTGACTGTAAACAAGTTCCAATTCTCTGAGAGAAATAGATTCGTATATCCTAATACAGCTTCTACTATCTATGGTGTATTCAATCTCCAATATCGCGTAATGGGTAAGAACATAGAGTTTATACCTACTCCATCTGGTAATCAGATCATCCGACTATGGTATATACCTAGATTGACTGAGCTTTTAGCAGATACTGATCCTACTGAAACATCTATTTCTGGATGGATTCAGTATGTAATTACTAGAGCAGCTAAGTATGCATTAGATAAAGAAGAATCAGATACGACTAAACTAGATCAAGAACTTATGTTCCTAAAAGCTAGGATTGAAGAATCTGCAGCAAATCGTGATGCTGGTATGCCAGATAAGATCTCAGAAGTTAGACAGAGTAGTAATGGTGGCGACTGGAACGGCGGCAATAATGGGCCGATTGGTGGATTCTAA